GTCTCACCGGTGGAGTTGACAGTCACCTCCGCACGTATACGGAAGCCAGGCTGTCCTGTTTCGTCGCTCGTCAAGTAAAAGAGCAAGCGTTGCCCTCTCGGGCTCCATGCGTAGGGCTGGTCGGATATTGTGATAGCCATGTCTTAGGTTCTGAATTTTTTCTTTGTATCGAATGCGGTCTCGACTCTGATGCTGATGGCCTTCTCAAGTGCCTCAAGGAAGTCGCCTTCCCTCTTCTCCAGTTCGGTCTCGATGGCGTCTCTGAAGTAGAAGATCGGCTCAATGCCTTTTTTGCTGATGCTCTTTGCCATGCGTGCAGCCATGCGGAGGTATAGCTTCTCCATTGTGATCTCCTTCCCGGTCTTCTTGCTCTCCTTCGCTGCCGATGTGAACTGCGAGCGCTTCATTCGGTTCTCGTCGTCGACATTGCGCGGCTTGATTCCTTTGGCCTTGATCCACTTGAGGATCGGTGAGATTGGTATCTTGCCACCTCTGAAGGAGTAGGGACTGCCGAATGACTTCTGTGTGCCATTGACCCCCTGCTCGATGAAGTCGCCATACTTCTCAGCCTCGCCTCCTGCGTAGAAGTAGAGATATGAGCTGCGTCCCGTGAGCTTACGGTCAAACTTCAAGTTCCTGGCAAGTGTGCCGGTAGCATTGCGGCGTCTGCTCTTGCCTCCGATCTTCCGAATGATGCGTATGTTCGACACTGCATTCTCCACCACTCCCTTCCCGAAGTCGTCGAGCAGGTCATAGAGATCCTGGTATTCGGTCGGCCTTGCCATCAGATGAGCACGATGTTCAGTTGAGTCGCTGCGATAGTGTAGGCCTCGGCATTCGAGTCACCACTTGCTCCCCAGTCCACATATGTCTGACCGTCGACAAGGACCTGACCGTCGTATATTGTTCGGTCGTCAACGTCACAGAGCGAGTACTGGAAGACAGCACGACTGTCGAGGTCGTCGTAGCTGATGTATAAGCGAAGACATACGGCTGTTTTAGTCTCACCGTTGCTCCATATGTCAAGAGGTTGTATTTGTCTCATATCTTTTCAAGTTGTATGTATGTCGCATTTCCATAAACAGTGGCCGTGCTCCCGTTCGAAGGAGTCACGAATGCCGGTGTTAAGTTGCCCGAGTTCGCCCCGGTGCTGATAAATATCTCCACTGTGGTCAAACCGATTTGATTAGCTGCCTGGTTTAAGCGATTCGTCAAGGCCGTGCCGCTTGTTACTCCTTGCCACTGCATAAACTGACCACTCACAGCCGCGCTCGATATCTGTCCGACGTTCATCGTTGAGCCTGCCGGGAATGTGAACAACAAGCTGAAGCCGGTTGTACTTACGAAACCGGAAGACACTACAAGTCGACCGATATAGGTGCTGTTTGCATCCAGTGCAAGGACGCAGCCCGTGATGTTCACGTTCGTGCCTGTTATGGCACTCGTCAAGTTCGAAGTCTGTACCCCTCGAAGCAGTCCGAGCTCTGTCTTGAGTGTAGCTGCTGAGATAGCAGTCACTGTGTTGTCGGCATTGATACGCACGTATCTGATCGCGCTCGGGTTCGCTAGCGTCGCGAGACTACTCCCCACTGTAGTCAGTCCGATGCTGTCTTGTTTACCATTGAATGTGGACCAATCCGCACTTGACAGAGCTCCACGAGCTGAGGCGGTTGCAGTGGGTAGATTGAAGGTGTGAACAGATCCGGCGCTTGAGATTCCGAAGTCGGTGCCTGAGGTGCCGGTCGCGAAGGTTTGAGTCGAATCGGTCAGCCCATTGAGTGAGCTCAGTCCGATCGCATATGTCGTATGTACCTCACCGATACGAGCGTCCTCCGTGTACAGAGTCACAGTCTTGCCGTTCGTGTTCTGAATGTCGAACTCGATGTGTATACGGTCGCTCGCTAGTGTCACCGTGTTCGGCACTGATATCGTGAACGTGTAAAGGTCCGGCACGCTTCCGTTCGTGATCTCCTCCATAGTTGAGGTAGCGATGAGCGTAAAGTTCGCCCCGTCATAGCTGTAAAGTTTCGCTAATATTTGAGCGTGATTTGAACCTCCTCCCGTCTCGGACAGATATATGTCAATGGTCCACACTCCCGACGGTATGATCAAGTGATTCGGGCTGCCGACGTCCGTAATAAAGCGAGCTATCGCTCCCGTAGTAGCTCTTGTGAAGTTGGCTGCTGGTCCTGTGTTGGCTGCGGTGCCGAGCTCATAGTATGCGTTGCCGCCGATCGTGCCCTGCGAGATGTTCCCGTTAAAGTAGAACACTTGACCACCACCTCCTCCCGTTGCTGGGAAGTTCGCGAGTGTGCCGTCACCTCGGATGTACTGGTCCGTCGTGCCTGCTCCCGTCACTGCAAGAGTTCCCGCAGTGGTAACAGGTGAGCCTGCTACATTGAATGCGGTCGGCATTGTTAGCCCGACGGAGGTCACTGACCCGCCCGAGGCCGGTGTCGCTGCTTCCCACTCGTTCGAGGTTGTGTTGTATGTCAACACTTGACCGTTCGAAGGTGAGGGTGCGTTCACGTCGTCAAGGTCGTCAAGATTGACCGGTGCTGCCGTGTATTGACTCGTGGCGTCGGGAAAGGTCAAACCGCCCGCGTTTAAGTTCATATCGCTACTCGCGCCGATATCCGTAACGGTTAACCCTGATTCATTTAACACGGCAAACTTCGTGACTGCTGAGTTCTGCACGCCAAAGAACTCAGGATTCACCTCTGTGTTTGAGGTGCCATTGTTGGCAGTTAAGGAGTGCACGCCCAGATCTACGCTTGCAGTGGCTCCAGTATAGGGGACGAAAGTAGACGCGTCCGGTATCGTTGGCTTGTTGAGTATCTCAGCCACTCCAGAGACTGCATTCCAGTCACTGTTTACCTGTGCCGCAGGTATGGTCGGCAAGTTGTCAAGGTCTTCGTAGTCATTTGAGAAGGCTACCGCTCCCAGACTCGAGATGTCTGCTTTCAAGTTGAGAGCATTCTGAAGGTCGACTTGACTCGATAGTGTGCCCGTGATGGCTCCCCATGCTACTGATCCACCACCACCGCCGCTTGAATTAACGCGAACACGTCCGTCTCCCAGATCTTCGATTGTGACGTTTGCCCCATTGACAAGGTCGAGGACGTTCTGCACTACATTGTTGACGTTGTTCACACGCAGCACCAGCGAAGGCAAAGGAGAAGGAGGAGTTCCACCACCACCACCACCGATGGCCCAGTCCGCAGGTATGTCGCATGCGTTGTAATCGTTCGGGACGCTGATCGTAAGCGCAAGAGTGCAGCCGCTGAGCGTGTGAGTCCACTCCTCAATGAAGGGAGTGATCGTGCTCTCGCCTTCCACTTCTACCAGGTCGCCGAAGACTGTGAAGCCGTTCTGTATCTCACTCAACAAGTCCTCCGCGAGACGTATGCAATCGCTTATACTTTCCTTCTGGTAGTCGGTCTTGTCCTCCTTGTCTCGAGGTATGTCCGCGAAGATCACATCGAAGGTGAACACGCGAGCTCCTGCTGCTGCTCTGACCTCTACCGGTGCCACGTGCATCCACGGGAAGAGCTGATCCTTGTCCAGATCGGTCTGATCGACTTGCCCGTGAGTGAAGCGCTTGATCAAAAAGTGGCCGTCGGCGAATATCTTGAAGCGCTCGACGACGACATTGTAGCTAATATTGTTAAACATGTCCTCTTTTTACTCGTTTAAGCATCCGTAGCTTCTCCGCGTTGTAGTCTCGCATGTAGCTCAGGTGTGTGTATATCTCGTAGATGTTCCGGTCAAGGACCGCGTCGAACTTCGTCACGTCGTTACTGCTCAAGATCTCAAGGATGTGCAGCCAGCCATACCTGTCAAGGCCGTCCGGTGTCAGGTCTATTTCGCCCTCATCTCCTTCATCGCTTCCGTCAGCTCCTCCTCGAGAGTACTTGTCACGCAGTCGCGCGCGATAGTCGAAAAAAAAACAAGGGCCCCTTGTATCTGGCTCATTCTCATTCCCTTCATCGTCTCAACGTAGCGCTTCGCTTCCTCCATTGAGTACTTCTTGATGTCGTACTGCTCTCCCAGTTGTGCGGTGACAGGTCGGAAGAGCACCGCCATAAGCTGTGGCATGTAGCTCCAGTTGACTGTCGTGCCCTTCCATATCTCACCCGCCCAGGCTTCAGCGTCTACGTGCTCCCTCATCGTGAGGAGATCCATGTCTGGAATGAATCCGAAGAGCTGACCCTCCAGTCGGAAGGTCGGCACGTGTATCGGTGTGCATTCTGACACGCTTCTCTCGATGAGCTCGAGCGTCTTATTGATGGCTTCATATGTCCAGTGTTCGACCACCGACTTCTTGATGCCTGTGTATGCACTGATGCGTTCGCTCTCACTCTTCGCATTCATATACGCTATGTACGTCCGCAGCGTGACGTCGTCCAGTGTCTTCGGTATCTCGACCCTCATCTGTATAATTGACTTTTTTCGGTTATATGTTCCCTATGATCTCAATGATCGGAGCTCCGTCAGTACCGGTGACCTCCTGACGCTCTATGTATCCGCGTCGCTTGCCTTGCGTCTTGAGGAAAAAGATAGTCGCGGCCACGTTGCCGTCCTTGATTAGCTTCATCAGCTCGGACTCAGCGAAGTCGAGACGCATCTCTTTGATCTCCTCCACTCGTGTCCGGTAGTACTCATCGTTCTCGAGCCAGTTGTAGTGCGTCTGACGTGCGACCTGCATCTTATCACAAGCCTGCTTGACATTGCCCATACTGAACTCGAGAGCTGCGAGCATTGCCTCCTTTCGATCGTCGGTGTCGAACCTGTCCATATTTTGCTACTTCTATTTGTTATATGATGCGATGCACACAGCGTAGCGCTGAGCTGCGTCGGTGTATTCGGTGAGCATCTTGCTGTCTGACATGCAGCGCGCCATGAAGTCCTCGCGCTTCTCGTCTGGTGTGGGTGTTGGTATCGGCATCTATTTGCGTTTTTTGAGTTGTTTGTAAAGGTCGAACAGCGACATGATGACTGCGGTCGTCACTGCTATGATCGCGATAAATATGATGTATGACTTCATGAGATTAGAATCTCGATTGTTGAGTATGGACTTTTCACGAGGTGCATGTAGCCATTCGACAGCTCTATGATTGTCGTGTTCGGAGTGCTTCCTTCGTAGAAGGCCACTACTGACTCGACAAGGACGGCCATCTGTCTCTCGACGTATGTCTTCGGACGTGAGAGGGCCAGTTCTCTCATGACGCGGTCGCTGATTTCATCTACTGAGTCCTCCTGCTCAAAGAGTGCGATGCAGTGAAGGAAGTCGGCTTGTCTGTATGCCTGGTGTCCGTTGTGATTCATATCTGGATGTCTTGCTTGTTTCCTATTTGTAGCTGAAGCTCTTGTATGACCGCTCGGACGCAGTTGTCGCAGCGTCTCATCGGCCTGCCGCTGACTCTCTCGAACCACTTGACTATCTCGTCGACTTGTTGACTGGTGAGCTTCCCGCTTTTGGGTAGTGAATTGATGAAGTCCTCGAGCATGTTCGTCTCTGTGTCGGTGAGGCGGTACTTGCCCCACTTGCCGATCGGACAGGACTCGAAGCTCCACTTCGTCTTCTCTTTGACATAGCAGCCGCAGAGTCGGACCTTTTTCTTGTAGTACTTCACCAGATTAAGGTCTTGAGTGTCGGTGTCGACATCGACCTCCTCCGGATCTACGAGACCGCCATGTGTGCCAGTGACGAGCCCCTTGAGGCTCATGCGTGTGCCGCAGGTTTCTTGATCGGCATTGTAGAACTTACACTTCCCGCATTCATTCAGCCTTGCTGTGCGGACCCTCGAGGGGACGTTGAGCTTGAACATTGTCTCGTATTTTTTTGATTGCGTTCTCGACCAGTTTGTATAGTGCTCTCTTCGGTATGCCTGTCTCTTTGCTCACCACGTCATACTTAAAGTCCTGCATCGCGTACAGTCTCAGGACGACCGCGTCAAGCTCTGGCATCAGTGAGATGTAAGCATCGACATACTCGTTGTCTATGCGTGCACCGATCCAGGGCGTCTCGGGTTCCATGTTTGAGACGTCCGTCTCAGTGCTCCACTGTGCAGCATAGCGTCGGTACTTCTGGGCGTACTTCGTGTGCTTGCCGATCTTCATCAAAAAGAGCGACCTGTTCACGTATTCGTACAGCTTGCCCCTGCTTGCTACCTCTTCGGCTTGTGCTCGATGCTTGTCGAAGATCTTGAGCAGAGTTTCGGAGAGGAGGTCTTCACCGCGCACCACATCTCTCTCGAGTCTGATGGCGTTCTCTCTCCATTGAGCGAAGTGAGTGTTCACAAGTGTCTCCAAAAGTTCGCGACGTTGCACTTTTTAGTCATATCTTCGCAAATGTAACGACACACGAGGGCGTTCGCCACTGATGACGTGCTCAACTTATACACATGACTCTCGAAACATTCATTCTTGACCACTTCGGAACGAAGGAACTGGCAGCTCGTCGGCTGAAGATAGCCCGGTGGACGATGTACCGCTGGCTCAAGGACCCCGACAGCATTCAGCTGAGATACTACAAACGACTTGCTCAAATAACTGACTCCGATGTTCACACACTTATCACCTACGGCCCGGCACCTGCTCGAAGGACTGCTCGAAATAGTCGACAAGTCCACAGCGCGTAGAGTGCTGATGACGATGCAGCCACTTATTTCGGACCGACACTTTACCGATGTGAGTCGGATGCTGATCGAGCTGATGCCAGAGGCTGATCTTCCCGAGTATGATCTACTCATGAAGGCCATCGACCGCGAACCGAAGGAGCTGTTTGACATAGCATGTGAATGTGTCAATCGTGTGACCGGCACCACTGACGTCCATGTCATTCGAAGCCGTCGAGCTCGTGAAGTGATGAGTCGCTATTATGTCATATTCGTGATGAGTGAAGAGATGCACTCTGTCGGACTGATAAGCTACGCCACACTCGGCAAGCTCTTCGACGGTGAAGTGCATCACGCGAGCATCATACACGCTAAAAGAATGATATGCCAGTATCTTGAGACTGATCAAGTGGTGAGGAAGGAGCTCAGCAATATCGCGAACCTGCTCATCGGTCACGGTCACTGGAGGACTGCTGCGAAGGTCAAAAGCATCGAGCCACTATGGAAGACGCCGATCGAATAAAATCACTCAAGAACGAGCTCTTCCTGCTTATGGCACGCAGGTCACTCAGGCCATGCGTACAAGAGAACAGTCGCATGTGGTCAATCATGCGAGAGCTGTATGAGTTAACCGGAGACGAAATATATAAACTATGAGTACATACCAACACAAGCCGAACACGGGCTCACTATTCAAGAACGACAAGAAAACTGATCCAAAGCATCCGGACTCGAGAGGGACAGCCCTCATCGACGGGAAGCTTTACCGGATCAGTGGCTGGACAAAGGACGGAAAAGGGAGCAAGTTCAGCTCTCTTGTCTTCCAGCTTGACACTGAGAAGCCTCAGACATCAGCACCGACCACATCAGCATCAAGCGACGACGGACTTCCCTGGTAGATGCCGAAAATCGACTTCCTTCCAAAGCAAGTGGAGTGCTTCAGAGCGCTCACTATCGACTCACCGGTCGAGTGGGTGCTCTTTGGAGGAGGTCGAGGCGGCGCGAAGTCATTCACGGGATCAGTCTGGCAGATCCAGCGTCGGCTGAAGTATCCGGGCACGAGGGGACTAATAGGCCGCAGTAAGCTCGACACGCTCAAGAAGACGACCCTCAAGACGTTTTTCGAAGTTTGTGGCCTCTATGGGCTTCGTATGGACAAAGACATCACATTCAACGCTCAATCGAATGTGATCACGTTCTCGAATGGCAGCGAGATCCTGCTGAAGGACCTCTTCGCGTATCCTTCCGACCCCGAGTTCCAGCAGTTGCAAGGTCTCGAGCTGACTGATGCGTGGATCGATGAGGCTGCTCAGGTGTCCCGTCGTGCTGTGGAGGTCTTGAGCTCCTGCTTCCGCTTTAAGATGAAGGAGTACGACCTCATGCCGAAGATGCTGCTCACATGCAATCCGCACAAGGGCTGGCTGTATCATGAGTTTTATGTGCCCTGGAGGGACGGTGTGATGAGTCCGAAGCGGGCCTTCGTTCAGTCTCTGGCAAGTGAGAACCCTCACCTTCCGTCCAGCTACCTCGACACGCTCGAAGACCTGCACGAAATCGATCGGCAGCGTCTCAAGTATGGCATCTGGGAGTATGACGAGAGTGCCGACGGTCTCTTCGGATATGAAGACCTCAGTCATGCCTTCCGTGATGAAAAGCTGACCGGTGAGATGTACCTCACCTGTGACGTCGCAAGACTCGGGAAGGACAGGACAGTGATGGCTGTGTGGAGGGGTCTCGAGTGTATTGAGATCCATGAACTGAGGAAGCAGCGTGTCGATGAAGTTGTCAGAGCCATCAGAGCACTACAGTCGAAGCATCAGATCGAGACGCGGAACGTAATCGCAGACGCGGACGGTGTCGGTGGTGGACTCTGTGACGTGCTCCGCTGTCGGGAGTTCATGAATGGCTCCCGCGCTGTGCATCCGGAGCGCTTCGTTCACTTAAAAGCGGAGTGCTACTATAAACTCGCCGAAAAGGTAGAAGCTCGCGCGATTGTGCTCCCGGTCAGCCATCGCGACACGATCATGAAGGAGCTCGACATGATCCGACGCAAACGTCCGGAGGCTGATGGCAAGCTGTCGGTTTCATCGAAGGAAGAGATCAGCCGCCAACATGGACTCTCTCCTGACTATGCGGACGCAATCATGATGCGGATGTTCTTTGAGTTATATCCGAATTACGGCAAGTACAGCTACGGGTAAAAAAAAAGGGCCCGGAGGCCCTCTGTAACATGTTACAACCTGTTACACTACCAAAGGAAGCGAACGCGTGCGTACTTGCCTCCCTCTCTTTCTGACAGGATGCCTCCACGCTCTTCGAGTAGTCTGAAGAGGATCGCGGTGTCACTCATGCGGTGACGGTAGCGTATGTCTTGGAACTGGTCGCTCTTTGTCTCGATCCAGGCTGCATCGTATCGGTCACGGAGCTCGTCGATGAACGCGCGAGTGTTCCCTCTGAGACCTTTGTAGATGTTCGATGCGAGCGGAGCCGGTTCTGTGAACATGTCCGTCTGCTTTGAGGCCTTGACGATAGCGCCGACCTCTTCCGGTGACAGTGCGATGAGCACGCCGCCGTCATTTGTGCTTGTGATCTTCATTTGTATGCTGGGTTTTGAGTTATTTGCCAAAGTTCGCCGTTGACTGCTTTGATTTTCGAGCGTGAGCTGTCTGACCTTCGTGGCTCTGTGATGCTTAGTAGCTCGATTCTGACCTTGCGGAGGTGCGCTATACGTGCCACTTCCTGTTCTGTATATATTCTCATGGGGTTAATATTTGAAGTTCTACTTCGACATCGCGCCAATAATGAGCCATCTCATATCCGCAGTGGTTCTGTATCTGTTCCACAAAGAGCAGAGCACAGCGCTGAGCGGCTTCTGACCTGTTTCGACGTCCTTTGAGCGACAAGTCCGGCACGACTTCATTGAGAAGGTCGTAGTACTCATCATAGAGATTGATTGCGTGATCCTTTGCTGTCATAGGTATGTGTTAAAAAAGTTTTTGAGTATGTCCGCGTGCGGTTTCTTTTGAAGTTCGGCATAGCCTCCGGATGCTTTGACCTTTTCAGCGACTCGTGAGATGCTCAAGTTCGTGCCTCCCCAGTTGACCGGGTTGTAGTACATGAGCGTGTTAGGTCCGAAGTCGACCTTCGAGTATTTGTCTCGCGTGCTGGGGTCGAGCAGGACGACGAGCGCGTAGTCTTGTCGATAGTTGGCAAGTACGTCGAGACCGCCGGCACTGAATCCGATGAGCCCTGTCGTCTTCGGGTCGATGTCCTTGAGCACTTGAGTGATCGGAGTGCCATACTTGACGATGTGGATCTCATAAGTCGACCACCACTTCGCAGGTATTTGAGCCTCTACCCACTGCGGAGTCGCGTAGTGCATGCCGGCCCATACGATGAGTGTACAGAGTGTGTTCATTGCTCACCTCCTTCGTATATGTTCCGATAGTATTCGACTCCGTGATCTCGTGCGATGCTCTGCTTCGTTTCAGTTATTTCGACGTGCCAAAAGACGCCGAGCTTGAAGCCCATGTCGAACGCGTGAATGATCTCTTTGCGATTAAGATTTTGAGCGTATCCGCTGAGCTCGTTGATCTTAGCCTCGAACTCGTCCAATGTGATCTCTTGCGTCTGTAACTTGTGGAAGATAGCCCGGAACCCCTTGTCGAAATATGTCGCAGCCGGTTCGATCCAGTTTGTGTCTCTTTGTTTCATGTTTTTGATTTGTAAAATTGATAATGGTGTTCGGTCATATACTCGTCGATGAAATACGTGTCTGAGTGCCACGACATGTTCCACGTCCTGCCAGCGATGAACGCCTTCTCGATTTGATATCGTTCTAATTTTTTGGCATCTTTGAGGATCTCCTTCCAGTTGTTTTGAGCACGCTCATCTTTTGGAGTCATCATGTCCAGCATGCGAAAAAGATACTCGGTAGCGGTTTCCTTACTCATAGCGACCTCCTTCTTCATGATACACCCATGTAAAGGCACAAAACAGAGCAGTCAGAGGCACGTGAGATAAGAACAGCCAACCGCGCTCGTTCTCTGTCCAGTTCCGGAAGTCGATCTCCAGAGTGACGAAGGCGACGATCAAGTAGCCGACGATGAAGCCGCCCACTATTAAGGCGAAGAGCTTAGTGCGTAGACTCATGGCTTGCCCTCCTTCTCTTGTGGCTTCCAGTTGACCTGTTCCTTCGCGACGTTCGCGAGGATCGTCTTGATAAGGATGTCCCGGTGTGCATCGCTGAGCTGGTAGCTCGGATCGATGACGACCTCGTACTTGATACTGCCGTTCGTGTGTCTTAGCAGCTCAAAGGTGTAGCTCGGCTGAGCTTCGTCTGATAGCGCGAGCGTTATGCTTCCCCGGAAGTACTCCGTGCGCTTGTGGGGCTTGTTGTCGATTGTGATCATTTATGTATGTTTTAATTGTTTGAGCTTTGTCTTGTACTGCTTGATGTGGTCCTTGATTTCGTCGATCGTGAGCGAGAGGCGTCCGTTCTTGAGTTCGTGAAGTTCCTCGTATGCCTTCATGCCGATGCGGTGAATGATCCGAGACCCGTACTCGATGAGGTTGCCGTGCTTGTGCTGGTTGCACTCGACGCACTGGCCGTGCACGTTGTTCTCATTGAAGCGGAGGTTCGGATATGATCCGACGCTGAAGTAGTGCCCGGCGTCGTACTTGCCCCTCAGAGGTTTCATGCACGAGATGCAGGTGTACATCTTGTCGCGCTCCCTAATGTAGGTATTGAAGACGGTCTGGAGCTCCTTCAGATAGTCCTGTCGGGTCTTGAGCTTCTCTCTCATCTCCTGGATTTTGAGCCTGTTCAATTTTGCGTTCACGACTTTCGAGTTCTGAAGGATGCAGCTCACCTTTGTGCAGGTCGTCTGGAGGCTGCTCACTGTGGGAGTGAATAAATCCTTGCAAACCTTGCATTTTTTGCGCTTGACTTCCTTCATGATTCAATCACATGGACGAGGTTCATGACATGTCGAGGTATGCGAGTCAACTGTCTCCGGTGGTGTCTCCAGTCACGAGTCACGTGTCCGACCTTCTTGGCCGCGTGCACTACATGGAAGAGCTCGTTTTTTGAATTTATGACGTCATAACTGCCGTCTGAGTTTCGGTATACTTTCATGTCTAAAAAGGTAAAATTTCAATTCTTTGATTTGGATCTATGTACTGCATCACTTCAGCCTTGAATCGCATGCGAGCGATGCCTGTCGATCCGTTTCGCTGTTTGGCGACTATGTACTCGCCGAGGCCTGTCACATCGTTGCCTCCTTCGTCACGTGTGATTCCATAGTAGTCAGGTCTGAACAGGAACACGACCACGTCGGCATCTTGTTCCAAACTTCCAGACTCGCGAAGGTCTGAGAGCATCGGCCTCTTTGTAGCCCTTGCCTCCACTCCTCTCGATAGTTGGCTGAGTGCCACGACCGGAATGTCGCACTCTTTGGCTACGAGCTTAAGGTTTCGGCTGATCATGCTGATCTCCTGCTCGCGGTTCTGTCCCTTGTTTCGGAACTGGCTGCCGAGAGTCATGAGCTGCACGTAATCGATGAAGACGATGCCGACCTTGTGCTTCTCGACCATGCTCTTCACCCGGGTGCGGAGGTCGAAGATTGAGACGCCAGCGGTGTCGTCGATGTAGATCGGCATCTTGTTGAGTCGATCCTTCGTGTGCTGGAAGAGTCGCATCTCGTCTGTGTCGAGTCGGTACTTCATGACCTTCTGACCGTCGAGGCCGCTGAGCATGCTGATCATGCGGAGGATCACTTGAGCGCTTGACATCTCCAGGCTAAAAAATAGGACCGGTATGCCACGCTGTGCCATGTTCAGCATCTCGCTGATAGCCATCGCAGTCTTGCCCATGCCGGGACGTCCTGCCATGTACATGAGGTCCGTCTTCTGGTGGCCTCCGATGAGCTTGTCAATGCACTGGAGACCTGTCGACACGCCACTCACTCCGCTCGCTTCCTTTTCACGTGAAATCACGGCCTCTGTGACCTTTTCAGTGAGTTCTCCGACGTGTGACACGGTCGTCTTGACGTTCGTTGAAAATATGCCTGTCATTTGGCTTGAGAAGCGGTCAAACATATCGAACACGTCAGCGCTCGGGTCGTATGCTTGCTCGTTCACCTGGGCGCTGATCCGTGCGAACTCCCTTTTCATGTAGTGCTCGCTGAGCATAAGACACCACTGCTCCAGATTTGCGGACGATGCGACGCGTGAGGTGAGCCCTGCAATGTATGCCGGCCCTCCGGACTGATCCAGCAGGCGCTTTTTGCGGACGTGCTGCGTGACGGTGAGGATGTCGATCGGCTTGTTCTCGATAAACAGCTCCGCCATCGTCTCGAAGATAGTCGAGTGCCGCCCATCATAGAAGCGCTCAGAGCTCAGATTTGCGACCGCCGTGCTCATGGCCTTCGTGTCGAGCAGTATAGCCCCCAGCACGAGCTGCTCGAGCTCTGTATCGTGTGAAGGTATTCTTGAGATCATGCTGGTCTGTATTGATCGGCTGGCTGCCACACTGCTGGGACGTCACCAATAGCCGGGTTGTAATTAGTTGGGAGGACGACCTCCTTCGGTGCTTGTGGCTTGTGCTCTTCGCGGAACCATACGCCACGCATCTTCTGCTTCCAGGCACGCACCGGCTCCCCGCGTGAGTCCTTCCAGTCTGCCTCAGCGTAGTAGTGGAATGCTTTGGTAGCTATCTCTACACTGTATCCGTTCTCCTTGAAGAAGTTCTGAACTTCCTCGAGTGTGGGTGTTGGTGCATGAGCGGAGCGCTTGCCCTTTACATTCTCATTTACATTTACATTCTCATTCTTATTAGCTTCCGTCTTGCTTCTGCTTTGCTTCTCTTTCGCTTCTGTTTTGCTTCCGTTTTGCTTCTCACTTGCTTTCAACTTGCTTCCGTCTTGCTTCTTGCCGTTCGTGTAGCGCTTGATGTTAGCATCGAGCTGCGGACGGATCAGAGTAAAGACAGTCTTCGCGATTCCGGTCAGGTGTGGCTCATTAAAGTTCAGCGAGTATTCGCAGATCGCATTCCAGACCTGAGCCTGTGCTTCAGTGGGCAGGTCGACGATAGCCTCGTAGAAGCTGCGGTAGATGATAAATGAATCTCTCATGGAAAAAATACGACCACCGCACACAATGGCACTCCCTTGCTCGAATGAGCTCAAGCATTATGGCGGCGGTCTGTATTCAGTGTTTTCATTAAGGAAGTGCGATGCAATTATAGGTTGCGGCCGTCCATCTCCGACCACGACTTTTGAACATTCGTGTTCCAGTCTTGAACATAGCGCTGCTTCCAGGCTTCCGCTCGCTCCATTCTTTCGCAGAGTAGATTCAAGGCTACGATGTCGGCCTCGATGCGTGCGTAGTGAAGACGACGGTGCTCCGGTTGCCTCGGGTCATAGCTGGCGAAGTAGGCCGCAGTGGTCTGATGTATCAGCATGTTCATCTGGACTTGCCAGTAGTAGTTCTCATTGATGTCTCGAAGAGTCTCGCCGCCTGTGATCCGTGAGTGCATGAAGTGCGTCACGCTATTGTATGGGCACTTCATCTCCACAATCAGCATCGGATCCATTTCGCGGTCGTAGA